GAATAACAGTGGTGGCACTGGCGTTAAGAACGGCACCTCGGCTCTGGGCTTCCCTAAGTTCATTCCGAAGACTGACCAGACTCGCGTGCAGAACATCACCCATATGTACAATAAGGCTGTAGAACAAGGAGAAGAATTTGAGGAATCCTTTAAGCTTGATGGAAGCTCTCTTACTGCGTTTGTTCGCAACGGGGTATCTGGTGTTGCTAGTCGTAACGTCGGTTTCCGGGTTGAAGATGAAACACGTGGTTTCTTTGCTACTCTTGGTCGCTACATTGACCATGTTCGTTCTCGCGGCATTCGTGCTGCAAAGTGGGAACGTGTAATCAAGAAGGATGATAACCAGTTCACTCAGATCGTGGCTGAGCAAGGTGTCATTGAAGCTATTCGTCGTGATGGCCGTAACCTCGCCATCCAAGGTGAGCTGATTGGCCCAAGCATTCAAAAGAACTTTGAAGGCGTTGACAAGAATGTTTTCCTTTGCTACGATGTGTTCCTGATTGACGAGCAACGTTACATGCTGCCTGCTGAGCGTATCAAGTTCTGCACTGATCAAGGTGTGAAACATGTGCCTGTGAACTTCACTGGTAAGCTTCAGGCTCCCGATGTAGCTGGTGCAATCACTCGGGCTGACGGCCCAAGCGGTCTGCATGGCAAGTACCGTGAAGGCTTCGTCTACAAATCGACCACTCGGGACTTCTCGTTCAAAGTGATCAGTAACGCATACCTTCTGAAGGAGGAATAAAATGGTCATCCTCGACCTGCTGGGGCAGCAATGCCCCAAATGCAAAAAAGGTTTACTCAAAGAGCTTTCCTTGACATACGTTTGTCGTGTAGAATGCTCGCACTGCAAAGCTGTATTCAACCGTATGCTTTTTCAAGGAGTGTGAAATGGTTAAAGTCGTGGAAGTGGCACCTGCTAAGCGGACTACTTGCTATAATTGTCGTGCTATTCTTGAGTACACTTATGGTGACATTACTGAAGAGTATGTGCGTGATTGGGATGGTGGTGGCGATACATATTATCGTATCATTTGTCCAGTTTGTAACCTGAAAAACAACGTAAGCCGCTGGCGCTAAAGGAGTCTTAAATGATCGGTACAAGAATTGAAACAATCAAGTGTGGTTGGCTGACAGTTGTCAACAAGTTGCCCGGTGCTGGCAGGAAGTATCTTGTCCGCTTTGATGATGGGTTTGAGAAGATCGTAGCCTACACCTCTTTGGTGGATCGCAAGATCAAGAACCCATATGTCCGCTCTGTGTTCGGTGTGGGTATTCTGGGCGAAGGCTATCGCTGCTGGGATACTGACACTCAGAAACGTACAAGGGAATACTCTGCTTGGATTGGTATGATGTCTCGTTGCTATGACGAGAACAACCCCGGCGATATGTCTTATGCAGATAAGACTGTCTGTGATGAGTGGCATAAGTTCCAAGTGTTTGCTGAGTGGTGCCAACACCAAGAAGGCTTCCGTCAGGAAGGTTGGTCTTTGGATAAGGATTTGCTGATTGCTGGTGCGAAAGTGTACAGCCCTGAGACGTGCTGCTTCTTGCCGAAGAGTATCAACAGCCAGTTGGCTAAATACTCTGACGAGACTGTTGGTAAGTGCTGGCTGAAGCCTGATGGCAAGTATCAGGTGAACTACTACAAACCTGCTAAAGGTAGTCGCACTTGCACCACGTTTGAAAGTTACGATGAAGCTTGCCACTTCTACGACCGTACTCGCTTCACTCAGTTGCGTGAAGTATTGCCAAAGTATCGTGACCAGTTGTCTGTTGCTGCTCTTGAACGTCTGGATTATTTGGTAGCCATATAAAACAAAAAGCCCCGGCCAATTACTTGGTACGGGGCTTTACTCTTTCTCTAAGGTCATCAATTTCACGTCTATTCCTTTTTACGTCATCATCGAGCAGGTCTGTTTTCTTATTAGAAATATACTGTAGTGCACTAACTTGTTCCTGCAAGTTGTTAATCTTTGACTCATACTTCCTGTCTATAGCGGAGAGTTGTCTCTGGTAGTCTTGTTTGGCTACTTCCAACTCTAGCTGACCTGTTTTATTGTTATACACGGGGAAGGCCAGTAGACAAATGCAAACAAGGAGAGCTGCCAGAAGACTCCCAACGGCAGTAATTAGGGGCCAGTCTGTTTTCCTTGTCATGTCGTTTACCTTCTATTAATTAGCTTTGGAATTTCTATCCTCAAGCTTGTCCATTACACGTTCCAGATACTTGTTGGTAATCTGTTGCTCACTACGAAGACTTGTGATCTTTGTGTCCATTTCGGCACTCAGTCTGTTGATAGCCGAGTTCAGCTTATCTTCAGTAACTGTTGTAGCTTGCAGAGTGTATAGTCTATCGTCTAGTTTATTGATCTGTGTTTGTTGATATCCAACTACACCCACACAAATCATCAATAGTGCACCAGCTACATAACCAAGTACGGACTTAACCATACCTTGAGTTTCACTTTGCACTTGTGCTGCTGTTGCCATAAATCTTCTCCTGCTGATCTAGCCAGTCTTTGTACGACTGGATTCTATTATTACATTTCCATACCTCATATGTGTTGGTCACGTAACCGTGGGCCAAGGCACGAACAGTGTCTTCCTGTACACGTTCAGGGTGGCACACCTGCAAGTATTCACTTGGTGGGCGTAGCACAATGGTCTTTGTCACCGTAACAGTACGCTGCGTCGAGCAGGCGCATAGTATCAGGACTAAGACGGTCGTCATCAGAATAGCTCTGAGACTTCGCAGGAGCTTCATTAGCTTTCTCCTTGATAGTCAGGATGGGTAGGGTAAGGATCGCGTCTCCAGTGGCCTGCTGTGAGGTCTGGATAGCTTCCTGTTGTTTGTAGTAAGCGTTGAGCGAGTCAACCGTAACCACACAAGCCCTATCAGCATCTTCCTTAGCTTTCAAGTTGGCTGTTGCAGCATCCCTGTATGTGCTTACGTCCAGTGTAAGCTTTTCGATCTGTCCATGTGCGTAATACCCATAACCACCAAGAGACACAATCAGTGTCATTAAGGCGATTATAAGGTATGTCTTAATTGATGTTAGCATGTTCATCTTCCTCTGGCTCCACAGGCTCTTTAGTCGTGTAGTAGACAAGCCCTGCACGAATCACAGCAACGAATGTTGCAATCCCTGCGTATGTCCCAGTTGGAAGAAGTGGTTGCCACAACATCATCAAAGGCTCCAGAGCTAGGAAGGCCGCAGCCACAACTCCGAGAGCTAGTTTAACTTTTCTGGACATATATCACCTCATTTGAAACTGTTGTATGCCTCACTCAGTTTCGTATCATAGTTATTCTTTGCATAGTCTGGGCCATTGTACAGCTTGGCAAACTTAGCCCAGTCTTTACTTCTTAGTGCGGACAACATCCCCGGATTGATAAGAAGAAACTTCACAAATGTTCCCAGTTGTTTAGCCTCACTATCATACTGATCATTGATAAACTTCTGTACACTTGCATATCCAAGTGCCTTCCAGTGGAATCCCATGATCTGGAACAATCCCCATGAAGCACTCTGTAGTGCACACTCTCTATCAATGGTTACAGCGGTATTCAATCGAATGTGTTCTGCTGCACCACCTTGATATCCACCAGCCTTTGGGTTACACACTTCACTAAGCTCAGGCTCCTTGCCAGTCTTAGCCTTCAGAAGTTTGTACATCCAATGACGTTCAAATAGAATCTTTGGTTCTCCACTAGAGAGAAAGCCGCTTCCACGGCTCTCCACTTTAGTGACAGCTTTGACACATGCGATTTCAACACCAAGGGATTCAGCCGCTAGTTTGTAATCGTTTTCGGTCAGCATATTTATTATCCTGTGTAGACAATAGCGAACCATGTAAATGGACGCCATGGGCCAGAGTTGTAGTTGTTACCAACTCTGAAGCTAGTTGTTGTCCAAAGGTCAGTCATGAACCCCGGCCCAATACCACTTGTTGGCGAACCAATCGCAGTGATTTGAACTGTGTTAATTGCACCCGGAATCCAGAGGCTAACGATTGCGGACATGTCGTCTCCAAGGGCTGGCCCTTGACCCCACTGCATTGTCATACCACCCGGAAGTTTCTGCCATCCTGCTGCACCATTGACGTTAGAGAAGTCCAAGTCACCCGGAACGTTGTACACGTTCTTAGTAGACAGGTTCCCAAGACCAAGGTTGTTACGAGCAGTTTGAACGTTCGTTAGATCGCCCAAGTTGGCTGTACGAATCAACCATGTGTTACTTGGGTAGATACCGGAGTCCGATAGTCCCAAGTTGGCACGGGCTGTTGCTGGGTCAGTTAGACCAAACAGGTTTTCACCTTTGTATAGGAAGATGTTTGGATCAGCATACGATACAGCAGTCAGTCCAAGGTTAATACGAGCTTGAGCAGGGTTAGTCAAGTCCGCAAGGTTGCTTGTACGGATAAGCCATGTGTTGCTTGGGTATAGAGCAGAGTCAGACAGTCCAAGGTTAGCACGTGCAATTGCAGCGTTACCGTAGAACTCACCCAAGTTGTTAGCCACTTGTAGGAACTGGCCTACGTTAGCTGTAGCCGCTGTACCAAGTCCAAGGTTGGCCCTTGCTGTGGAGTAGTTTGCAAGCCCTGCAAGGTTGCCGCTCTTCTTCAGGTAAACGTTGCTCGCCTTCAAAGGGGTGATTGCTGTTAGGTCATCAGTACCAGCCTCAGTAACACCAGTTGTCGCTAGACGCACAACACCAAGAGTGGATTCAGTAGCTTGCGTTAGCAGGCTGCTTACTTGACCAAGACGTACAGCATGTTGTGGTTGTGTAGCTACAGCAACAGAGAACACTTGTGCAGAACTACCGTTCAGTCCAGCAAAGCGAGTATCACTTTCAGACTTAGAGTAGACAGACAGGTTGCTACGTGCTTGTGGGTAGTTACCAATGTTGGACAGTGTTTGGTAGTTACTGATGTGTGCTGCTAGAGCATCACTTACAGTTTGTACAGAGCCGAACACTTCGAAAGCAACTGCCCAGTAGGCAGAGTTGAGTGCGTTGGAAGGGTCTTTGTTAACGTTAGTGGCGATACACTTATAGATGATACCGTTAGAGCCTTGAGTGTAACTCAAGAGTCCTTGGTATTCAGTCTGTCCATCCCACTCAGGAATACCGTGCTGACTAATGTGAGCAATGGCCTGATCCTGACGGTTGTCAACCCAGTTCTGGTATTCGTATGGTGGAAGCTGAACTACCCACCCGATATTGACCTTGGACGCACCCGGATCAATCTTTGTTCCGCCGTTCGCCCAAACGTTACTTAGGCCAAGCGGTTTTGTAATGTTAGCCATTAGTTGTATCCTATGTTAAATGCTTTTGAATGGGTTGATCTTTGTAGTCATACCCTGACGTTCCGTGCTACCAGCATCTTTAGGT